ACTTGGCAAGGAGGCACAGAGATGCTTAGTCTGACCGACATCATCAATGCACTCACCAGCAAAGGTGTCACTCCTTCATGGTTCAGATCCAGAGAGTGGGCGACAGTTGACCCTGCCATCCGCAACAGGTCGTTTTTCAGTGCTACCATCGGCAGTGCCAAGGTCCTGAACAAGATGAGGTCAATGCTGCTGGACTGGCAAGAAGGTGCCACTGAGCAGACACCCGGCGGTATTGCTTACAAAGAAGTAGGACTGGCAAAGTTCCGAGAACGTGCGGCAGAGTTCTTGATCCAAGAGGGACTTGCCAAAGAAGATGACTATGCTGACCAGTCGATCAAGAATGTCATCAGCAATGCCAGACTCCAACTGATCTACAACACAAACTTGGAGCAAGCAGCAACCTTTGCAGAATGGCAAGCAAGAATGCGAGATCCAGAGGCACTCAACAGAAAACCAGCAGCACGATTTTTCCGCAGGTCGGGTGCCATCATCCAGCGACCAAGACACACAGCAGCAGAGGGTGATGTCCGGCGGTATGATGACTTCGCCTATTGGACGTTTCAGAATGGCAATGACATTGGTGGGTTCGATGTTCCGTGGGGTCCGTATGGTTTCAACTCATACATGGTGCAGGAGCCGGTGAGCAGAGCAGAGGCAGAGAGACTCGGACTGGTCCAGAAGGGTGAGGTGATCCCTGTGCCAGATGTCACACGGTATGGTGTGAGTCTCGGATCCCAATTCAACCATGGAGTGGATGCCACACTGGATGATGTCACTCCAGAGATCCGTGCAAAGGCACAGAAGGCGATTGTGGCGCGTCTTGGACCCGGTGCCATAGGATCAGACGGAAAACCCACACTGGATGCCTTAAAACAGGCAAGGGCGGCAATTGGCAGACCATTTGTGCCTGTGCCTGTGCCTGTGCCTGTGCCGGTGGCAAGACCTGTGCCAGTGCCAGTGGCAAGACCTGTGCCAGTGCCAGTGGCAAGACCAGTGGCAAGACCAGTGCCAAAACCTATTGCTGTGCCTGTGGTCACTGCTCCTGTGCAAATATCAGGCACCTCACCGATGGGATCCAAAGTATCTGAGAAGATTGTGTTAGGATCAATCAAAGGGGTGCAGCAAAATGTGCAGCAGAAGTGGGACAATGCCATCAAAACTATTGACTCAGTGCATGGTGATGGACCACTGCCCAATGCCCCACTGATACATAAGGAAGAATCAGGATCAACCAATGGTCAGTATTCTTCATGGGACAATGAGATCACAACATTCAAAGAAGATTCCATTCCTTTGACTTTACCACATGAAATTGGGCATTGGATTGACAATCATGGATTTAGACAAAACCCACAAGCAAAACCACCAGCAAGGGCAAAAAGACAATATGCATCATATTCTCCACTGTTTAAGAAATTCATTGCAGCAGCAAAAAAGAGCAACAAATATGTTGAGATAAAAAACTCTCGCCTAATAACAAAAAAAGCAAAAGAATACTACCTTTCAAAACATGAAGTTTTTGCAAGAGCATATGCACAATATATTGCCATAAAGTCAAAAAACCCAGAGATGATTGTCAACCTAGGGACCAGACAAGGCAAAATCTCTATGTTTAGTAATAAAGTCCCAACACAATGGGATGATGATGACTTTGTGCCTCTCTACAACGAAATCGAAAACATATTCAAGAAAATGCAATGGCTAAAAACTTAGAAATGATAGACAAGATCATCGATGATCTTGCAACGGGCAAATATGACTCAGCACAAGAGGCAATTGATGACCTTGTGTTCTATGGGGAGGATCCCAATGTGGCACGAATCAGTGTCATGTTGATGGAAGATGTTGATGTGATAGATTGAACATATGGCAGCAAAGAAAACAGCATTGGCGAAGAAGGCACCAGTGGGGAGGGGCAGACCCACCAAACGCAATGATGGTGTCATCAAGGCAATTCTTGATGGTCTTAGTAATGGCACACCACTCACTGTCATCTGCCGTGGTCTGAGCATTCATGACAGCATAGTGAGGGATTGGATGAACACAGACGAACAATTTTCCCTTGCCATCGCACATGCGAGAGAACTTGGTTTTGATGTCATCGCAGCAGAAGCACTGAGGATTGCTGATACACCTGTTGATGCATACATTGAAAAGATTGGCAAGGATGGTGTTGAGATCACAAAACAAGATGCGCTCGGTCACAGAAAACTACAGGTGGAGACAAGACTCAAACTGCTGGCGAAGTGGGATCCCAAACGCTATGGTGACAAGCCAGAGATCATTGTGAACAACAACAACACTGCTGCTGGCAATGTCAACCTTGGTCAACAGCAAGAAGATCAACTGGCACAACTGGTGGCATTGGCAAGGTTGAGTGCAACCAAACCACTGGCACCCAAGGTCATCGATGTATGAGCAAAATGTCACCAACAGAGTTCTGTGTGAAGGTGCTGGGAGTGATCCCATACTTCTGGCAATGTGAGGCAATGGAGTCAGTGGCAATGGAGCAACCCACCAGTGTGGTGGCTGCCAATGGATCTGGCAAGACTGCACGATTGGTGGCACCTCTGATTTTGTGGTTTCTCCATGAATATCCACAAGGGCAATGTGTGTTCACCTCCGGCAGTTGGATGCAGATTGAGAAGCAGCTCATGCCAGCAGTCAAAGTCTTTTGTGGTAAGTTCCCACAATGGGAGTTCATGGCAACAGAGATCCGCACACCGTCTGGTGGTGTTGCATTTGGATTCTCCACAGACAATGCTGGCAGAGCAGAAGGTCATCACCCAAAGATCAGCGGTGAAGTCGATCCTGTATTTCTCATCATTGACGAAGCCAAGACTGTGCCTGATGCCATCTTTGAAGCATTCGACCGCTGCACCAGACGATTTGAGTTGTGGGTGTCATCCACCGGGTCACCCAGAGGGCAGTTCTATGATTCTTTCCACAAAAACGCAGCACAGTATTGGACCAGAAAGGTGCCAAGCACAGAATGCCCACACATCAGTGCAGAGAAAAGAGAGTTGGATCTGATCAAGTATGGTGAGGGTCATCCACTCTACAGGTCCAAACATCTGGCAGAGTTCACTGAGGATCTGGATCGTCTGGTCCTATCGGCACCGGCACTGCGGTCTGCCCTCGACAGCCAGCCGGTGGAGAACGAGGTTGGTGAGGTGGTGGCGTTCTGCGATTTCGCAGCAGGGCGCGACGAGAACGTGCTGTGCATCCGGCGTGGCAACAAGGCAAGGATCATCAAAGCATGGGTGGAGAAGGACACAGTGCAAGCAGCACGGGAGTTTGTGCAGATGTTTCAAGATGAGAAACTATCTGCCGGTCAGATCTGGGGTGATGCTGATGGACTTGGCACAGGGTTCATTGATCAGTTTGCAGAGATGGGGTGGCACATCAACCGGTTCCATGGTGGTCAGACCAGCACAGAGAAAGATGAGTATGCCAACCTCATTGCACAGGTGTGGCATGTAGGTGCCAGAGACATTGAGAGAGGCAGGATCAACCTTGGACAACTTGACACCAAGACCTTTGAGCAGTTGACCACCAGAAAATCTGAGTGGAATGAGACAGGCAAACTGAGGTGTGAGTCAAAGGAAAAGATGGCAATCCATGGTCTAAAGTCACCAGACAGAGCAGATGCACTGCTTGGGTGCATCGTCATGGGATCAAGGATCACCGGTGCCATGGGTAGTGCGACTGTGGTCAGCACAAGCAAGTCAGCATTCAAACCCAGAGCAGTCAAAGGGTTTAATGCACTCTGATACCTTTTATATAAGATACCACACGCTTTTACTTCACACCGGAACTGGTCTGTGCTATTGGTCAACCCATGACGAAAGACGAGAAAAAAGGAGTAGTCACTCCACTGCCAGCATCATATCGCACACAGGACTTTGACCTTGCCAATGTCACACCAGAACAGGTGCGGTCAATCCTCCGCAATGTTCGCACCGGCAGACTTGAAGATCAAGACAGACTCTTCCGTCTGATGCTCGACTCATGGAGCAGACTCCGCAAATGTCTGAATGAGGTCAGTGGTGCAGTGGCATCTCTGCCAATCATGATCTCACCGGCAATCAGAGAAGGTCAAGAAGAATCAACACCAGAAGCACTGAGGATCCATGAGGTGGTTGAACGTGCGCTTGAATCATATGCACCCAGACCAGCATACTTAGAACTGGATGGCATGGGGATGATCAAGGCAATGGTGGACGCATATGCCAAGGGCATCAGTGTGGTGGAGATCCTGTGGCATGTAGAGAATGGTGTGGTGTCCCCTCGGTGCTTCTGTCCGGTCCCTGCAAAATATCTTGCATATCCCCAAGACTCAAATCAGATAGACAGATTGATGGTGTCACCGGATGGTGTGGCAATGGGTAATCTCCAAGACTTCCCAGCAGATAAATTCTTGATCGGCATATGGCAACAGGGTGGCATTCATCCAATTCACTGCGGCAATCTCAGAGCATTGACCAAGCAGTGGCTCGGTGCTATTTACGGCATGGGTTGGTTGATGCAGTATGCACAGTTGTTTGGCATCCCATGGCGGCACATTGAGACAGACGGCAGCGATGGTGCTATGACTGCTGCACAGGAGTTGTTGGAGGGCATCGGATCATCTGGTGCTGCTGTCACCGGTCCCAACGTCAAGCTCAATGTGCTGGATGGTGTGAGTGGATCCGCAGCAACAATGCCACAGTCTCATCTGATGGACATCGCTGACAAAGCGTGTGACATCTTGATGCTCGGTCAGACACTCACGACAGATGTTGGTGCCAGCGGCAGCCGGGCATTGGGTGATGTCCATGCCTCGGTCAGATCCGACATCCTCCAATCAGTGGCAACATGGGTGAGTGGGATCTACACCAACCAGTTGATCCCTGCCATCGTGCAACTCAACTTTGGCAAGGTGGCAAGCGAAGATCTGCCCTATGCCACACTGGAGATCCCTGTGCCGAAAGATCAGAAAGCAATCGCAGAGAGACTCAAGATCATCAGTGAGATTGGTCTGCCGGTCACACTGAAGTGGGCATACGAAGAAATGGGGATCCCAGAACCACAGGATGGTGACACACTACTCGGTGAGGCACCACCGCAGATGGATCTGCCAGATACAATTTTGCCAGACCCAATCACACCGGCACCAGTGGATCCAGAAGATCCAGAGGATGATCTAGAAGATGAGCCAATATCTGAGCTGATACCAACACCAGAGATGGCACAGGCAGCACAGGCAGCACTTGAAGCCAGACGCATTGCACCGATCGGTCAGCGTGGCATGACTGCGGCTGGTCTGCAACGTGCGCGTGACATCGCGGCTGGTGTCGAGTTGACACAGGCAGCCCGGAACAAGATGAAGTCATTCTTCAGCACCGCAGAGTCTGGTGAGGTGGGATCCAAACAGTGGCAGACATACCAAGGATGGGGTGGTGATGCTGGCAAAGAATGGAGCAACAAATGATGACAGAAGAACAACTGGCAGAGGTGTCAGCAAAATGGTTGGCACCTATCGATGAGGTGATTGCTGACCTTGTTGACAAATCACAACGAATGACCATTGGTGCATTCATGCGTGAGGTGGATGAGGTGGTCTTGAGGATCCCTGATCTGTGGGAAAGACTGGACATCACAGCACTTGAAGAATCACTCAACAATGAGATGGTCAATGCATTTGTCAAACCACTGGAGAAAATAATATGAGCATCAAAACCACCATCACTGTCACCGGTCTGGACAAGGTCACATCATCGATGTTGGCATTGCAAAGCACAGAGGTCAGACGCAGAGCGATCAAAGCTGGTGCAGATGATGCACTCGTTGTGGTGAAGAAGTATTATGGTGTCGGTGGCAGTGCATTGTGGAGTGGCACCGGTCCCACACAAGGTGCTGGACGTAAAAAGACACAGTGGTGGAGAAAGGTAGAAAGAAATTGGACTGTATCAAGTGCATCATCTGTTGGTGTGACACTGTCCAACATTGGCACTGATGGATTCTCACACAAGATCACCGGCGGCACGATCAGTGCAAAACGTGCTAAGTTCTTGACCATCCCCATTGTGCCAGAAGCGCATGGTCTATCTGCCAAGACCTACAGCAAGACAATCAAACCATTGTTCAGAGTCAAGAATCTGTTGGTCCAAGAAGAAAAAGATGGCAAGATAAAACCCATCTTTGTCCTGAAGAAATCAGTCACGCAGAAAGCATGGAAAGGTGCATTGCCACCAGAGAACACATACTTGGATGCATATGCTGCAGGTGTGCTGGACACACTGATCGCAGAATCTGATAAATAAGACTAACGAGAATGTCAGTGTGGTGGTAATTTACACACAAGTTGAGCGCAGAACACATCACAGCAGCATTTGGGAACGGCATTGATTCTTTGACGGAGTCAATCGTTTATTTGCCCGAAGGTGTGCATGAGATCCATGCAACAGTGAATGGAAAGCCACAGAAGCGCACGGTCACAGTTGACCAGCGTGTGTTGGCATCATTTGCTGAGGATCTCGCATCAAGACTTGCTCGCAATGTCAGACCCTTTGCTGGGTTTGATCACGCAGCCGGTGCTGCATCATTCTTGCCAAAAGAGTTCCGCTATGAACACGGCACCGGGCTGGTGCTGGATGTCGAGTGGACATCGGCTGGCAAGTCTGCCATCGAAGGCAAAGACTACTCATACTTCTCACCAAACTTCCTGCTGATCAATGGCATCCCTGCCGGTCTTGCCAAGCATGGCGAGATTGGATCACTTGTCAATGAACCGGCATTTGAGGCGATGGAGAAAATCGCAGCATCTCACAACATCAACACAGAAAAAAATATGGACATCGATTATTTGGTAGAACTGGGTTTGGTCCCAGAAGGACAGGATCCACTGACAGCAATGGACGTGGCAAAGGCAACACTTGCAACTCTACGTGAGGACACCGTCATGGCATCGCACGTTGAGACAATCCAAGCACAACTTGATGCAGCAGTTGCTGAGAAAGATGTTGCTTGTGGACAAGTCGAGGATCTCACCAAACAGGTTGATGATCTCAAGGTCCAAGCAGAGAAAGCAGATGATGAGAAGATCGAAGAGATCCTCACTGATGCAGTTGAAGCTGGACGCATTGCACCACAGGACGACAGCAGCAAATCATTCTGGCGTAAGTCAATCAAAGCAGACAAGTCTGCCGTTGACATTCTGAAAGCACTTCCTGCCAAGCCAATCAATGGCGAGGTGATTCTTGCTGGCAAAGCAAGTGCAGAAAACAAACAAACAAATCTCACAGGTATTGCTCGCGTAGAAGCAGCATTCAAAAACAATCAACAATAAAAAAATATGTCATTATCACTACTTGATCTTGCAAAACTAAACGGGTCCGACCAAGTTGTTGGACTAATCGAAGAGGTCGCCAACACATCCCCAGAGGTGACTATCATCCCAGCTCGCACCATCCGTGGCACCAGCTACAAGACGGTGACTCGCAACACCCGTCCATCCGTGGGCTTCCGCGCTGCCAATGAAGGCACTGCTGGCAGTTCTTCGATGTTCACTGAGCGTCTCGTTGAATGTTTTATCCTTTCCGCTCGCGTGGAGATCGACAAAGCAATTGCGCGTGGCTACGAGGACGGACCAGAAGCACTCCAAGCAATTGAGGCAGTTGGCACCATGAAAGCAGCACTCAGCACTGTTGGATCACAAACGATCTACGGCACAAGCAACAGCACCAAAGGTTTCCTCGGTCTGCAAGAGTTGCTTGCCACCTTCGGATCTGACCTTGTGGTTGATGCCGGTGGCACGACTGCTGACACTGGATCCAGCGTCTATGCCATCCAAGCAGGTGTGCAAGGTGTGCAGTATGTCTACGGCAACGGCACGACCTTTGACTTGTCACCGTTCAGAGAAGGTGATGCAGTTGACTCCGGCGGCACAAATCGCTTCGCAGCACTCATCGCAGACCTCACCTCATGGATTGGTTTGCAGTGTGTGAACAAGTTCGCAGTTGGACGTTTGAAAGATGCCACTGCTGACTCTGGCAAAGGTGTCACTGATGCCAAGATTGCAGAACTCATCAGCAAGTTCCCAATCGGTCAGACTCCAACGCATTTGTTGATGAATCGCCGCAGTGCTTTCCAACTCTCAACGAGTCGCACGACTGCACCGAACAGCAAGCAAGAAGCATTCACTGGCATCATCCCATTCGGTATGCCAACGGAATCTTTTGGCATCCCCATCATCATCACCGAC